CGCCGCCAAAGCCGCCGCCGCCGCCGCCTACGCCGACGCCGCCGACGCCGCCGACGCCGCTGCCGACGCCGCCTACGCCGCCTACGCCGCCGCCGCCGACGCCGCCGCCGACGCCGCCTACGCCGCCTACGCCGCCGCCGCCGCCGCCGACGCCGCCGACGCCGCCGCCGACGCCGCCTACGCCGCCTACGCCGCCGACGCCGCCGCCGCCGCCGCCGACGCCGGACGGCGGAAAGAGTTGGTTGAACAGCGGCGACTGCTCATCGAGATCATGAGCCCGTGACCTACTCCCTAATCCGCAAGGCGGGCGAGGTCGCAGGCTTCACGCATGGCGAGCTCGCCCAGATCCTCGGAGTCTCGCGTCAGCTCGTCCAGAAGATATGCGCTGACGCGACCCCGGAATATCTGAGCGCTCGCCAGACTCAGGCCTTGTTCGCCGCCGTGCGGCTGGCGATCGATCGGATGGAACAGGGCTTGACGGAGATGGAGAAGAGGATTTAGGGTCCTATACGATTGGAAGGCGAAAATCGGTGATCCTAGGTGTCGATCCCGGACTTAACGGAGCGATCGCGACCTACGATGGTCGCGAGCTTTTCGTTATCGACATGCCGGTTCACATGATCGTCGTGAGCCGCAAGGATCGGCGGGCGATCGACGAGAGGGCAACGCTCGAGCGCGTCCAGCGCGCCAGTCTATTCGGCGCCCAGATCCTCGTGATCGAACAGGTGTCCGGCATGCCAGGCCAGAGCGGGCCGGCGGCGTTCACGTTCGGCTACGGCGTTGGCGTGGTGACAACCGCGGCGTTGAGCTGCGGGATGACCGTCGAGCGCGTCGCGCCGGTGACCTGGAAGGCTGCGCTGGGCCTCAAGAGCGCTGACAAGTCAGCCGCTCGGCGCCTGGCGATCGAGACGTTCCCGGAGCACGCGGAGAAGTTTGCGCGCGTCAAGGATGACGGCAGAGCCGAAGCGGCGCTGATTGCAAAGTACGGCTGGCTGACACGAGGCGCGCTATGACCCCCAAACACTCCCCGCCAGTCGGCTACGTCGTCACCCGGCTGAAGCAAATCCCAGGCCGCCCGGTAGGGTGGACCGTGACGAAGTGGAAGAAGGAGACCAACGATGCCTAAACCTGTCTGCGTTCCCTGCCAAATGACTGCTAGACGAGCGACCGGATAATTCTGAACAAGATCAAGACACAAGGGGAGAGATATGAGCTGCTGCGCATGCACAGGACGATGCCGGTTTCCGCCGTACACCTGCGGCGGATTCGCCCCTGGATACGTCGCGACGATCACGCACGCGCCACAAGGATGCGTCTGTCCGCCAGGGTCGGAAGCCACCTGTCAGGGCCTAACATGCCCTCGCCGCAGTCCGCTCGGAGGCATGCCGGCTTACCAAGGATCCCAACCCGGAGGCGCAGAGCCATGAGCGATGAGATCAACCCGGCCGGCGGCGCGGCCAGATCAACGCCAACAATACCACAGGGCTGGCGCCCGCTGCCCTCGTTGAGGGAGGCGGCGGAAGCGCTGCTGAAGCGGTGCGACAACTGCGAGGTAAACTTCGCCGAACGCGAAGCCCTCCGCCTCGCCCTCTCTCGGGAAGATGTAGTCCCCGAGGGGTGGGTGCTGGCGCCGAGGGAGCCGACACCGCAGATGATCGAAGCTGCTCGTCAGTCCGACATCGGCCCAGACCGCCCAATGTGGGACAACTGGGACAGCCCTTCGACTGCCGACAAAGACGAGTGGGAGGCTGTGCTCCCCGGTATCACAAAGGCCGGCTTCTTCCACGCTAGTTACGAGTGGCCCGAGTGGCAGTGCAAAATCCTCGAAGTCGCCTACCGCGCGATGATCAGTGCTGCGCCTTCCGCCCCCCCCATGAAGGAGCCTGAGATGAGTGGCGACCGATCCTATCGCTATCCCTATGGCCGAACCGACACTCCGTATCCGGGGCCGCCTCCGCAGCCCCCTACCCTCGACACGGGGGCGGTGCGGGAGGAATTGAAGGAGAGTGAAATGACCTTTGAACAGTGGTGGCCGACTGCTGGCCATGAACACCGGGCCAAAGACACGGCAAAAGCCGCGTGGGAGGCTGCTCAGGCCCTCGCCGCCCCTTCCCCGCTCCCGGCCGATAGGGAGGCGATTGCGCGGGTGATCGATCGGCATGCGTGGGCTCAGTATCAAAGATACATGGAACGTGTGCCGATCTGGGAAGAACGCGAGAAGGCTGGCGGCGAGGCAGCTAGGGCGCAGATGTCAAAGGATCTACGCGAGAGCGCGGCGGCGATCGTTGCGCCCTCTTTGAAGAAAGTCGACGCCATCTTCGCCCTCTCTTCCTCCCCAGCAGCGGGAGGGTGGAGAGCGACGGACGAGGAACTCGATCGGCTCGCAGACATCGGCGCCAAGGCGCTTCGACAGGCGCACGCTCCGCAGGCGAACTTTGACTGGTCTGACGACTACCTAATCGCCCGCCACGTTTTGCGGGCCTGCATCGGTGGCGAGAAGTGAGGGCGCTGGACCTCTTTTGCGGCACTGCGGAGCGACGGCCCATGAACTCCCCACCCGACGAGGCGCTGAGAGAGGCGCGAGCGGCTTCCGCGAAGTGGATGGGTCTGCGTCCTCGGGCATGGCTCACTGGCGCGGCACTGGTAGACGCTTTTACAGCCTGCTACCTCGCCGCCCTCTCCCACCCCTCCCCGCCCCAGAAGGAAGAGACACTGTGAGCAAGCATGATTGGATGTCCGACGGCGACGCACCGAAGTTCTGTCGGCGCTGTCGCGAGGTTCTCATCAACGAGGACGAGGAGGACGAAGATTGTCCACTTTCGCTCCCCGCCCGGCCGGATACTGCGCCGGAAAAAGAACGCGTCGCTCTCTGGATGATCGCCCACAGCTACGCCACGGGCTATGGCGATACCGTCGAGGACATGCTCGGCGAACTGGAGTGGCAAGCGATAGAGCGCGGGCAACGGGCCTCCACTCTCGAACACGAGGCGATGGATAAGGGGGACGACCGTGGTTGAGCGAACCGCCAGCTTCAAAGCGCTTGCCTCGAAGGTGCTCGGATGGTCGCTTGTCGAGACCGGGTCGGTATTCGTGCTTCTGGCTTTCGCCCCGCCTTTCAATCCCCTGCTGGTACTTGGCGGTGGCGTCCTGACGGTTAACGGCGTGTACTTCATTCGGGCGATGGATAAGGGGGAGGGGACGTGAGCGCCACACTCGCGGACGCGCTAGCTAAGGCGCTCGATCGCATAACCGAGCAGCAAGCTTACATCGAAGAACTCGAACAAGCGCTCGAGGGCGCGATATGGGTCGAGGATTGGGAGGCGCGGAATATCGTGCGCGCCCTCGGCGTGACGCCTCACTGTGCCCGAATCCTGCTGGTCCTCTACAAGGCCAAGGGGCCGCTCTACGGGAAGGATATCGATCAGGCGCTGCCTGAGAAGCACGGACATGAGCGAATCGGAAACAAGTCAATTTCCGAAGTCCTGATCTCTCGGATGCGCAAGGTGATCGGGTACGACGCGATCGGCTCGAAGATATGGTCTGGCTACTGGCTGACGGAGCGCGGCCGACTGATGGTTCAGGGCGCCCTGTGGTCCTAGAGCTGTTCCCCTACCAGCACGCCGGCGCCGCCTTCCTGGCGTCCAAGTCCCGCGGTGCGCTGTTCGACGATCCGGGCGTCGGCAAGACCGCCCAGGCGATTCGAGCTCTCGACCTGAAGCGCCTGCGCCGCGGCGTTGTGATCTGCCCCGCGGCCGTGCGCGAGGTCTGGCTCGGCGAGTTCAGGAAGTTCTCTCGCCTGCCGCGGCGCATCGTCAAGGGCCGCGACATCAATGACTTGAATCTCTGGCTGCGCGGCAAGGTCGACGTCCTGCTGCTCAGTTACCAGATGGCGGCGAAGTGGGCGGCGCGCATGGGCGTCGACGCCATGGACTTCGTGATCTGCGACGAGAGCCATTACCTCAAGAACAAGAGCACCGACTGGACGAGGGCCATCCTCGGCGCCGAGTGCGACGGCCGGCACGGCCTGGCGCGCTGGGCCGCGCACGTCTGGTTCCTCACGGGAACGCCGGCGCCCAACGATGCGGCGGACATCTGGTCGGTGCTTCGGTTCTGCCGCGCCACGCCGTGCAGCCATCAGATCTTCGCCGCCCGGTACTTCAAGAAGGCCGTCGGCGCCTACTCGACCCGCTACACCGTGCGCGACGAGACGGTCGCCGAGCTGAAACTAGCCATCCAGTCCTGTTCGCTGCGGCGGACTAAGAAACAGGCCGGCCTGCAGTTGCCCCCGATCTGGCTGACGACGATCAACGTCGACGGTGACAGCGCGCCGGTGAAGGCGCTGCTGCGGGACCATCCAGGGCTCGAGAAGGCGATCGTCGAGGCGGTGGAGAAGGGCGGGCTGTCGTTCCTCGACGCTCAACACATCGCCACGCTGCGGCGATTGGTTGGAGAGGCGAAGAGTCATGCGTTTTCCGAACTTTTGGTTGAGGAACTGTCCGATGGACTTCAAAAAGTTGTCGTGTTCGGGGTGCACCGACGAGCACTGGACGGTATCGAAGAGCGGCTTCGCCGCGCTGGTGTCGGACTTGTCCGTCTTGACGGGCAAACCTCAGAAGATGGTCGTCGAAGAGCTGTTGAGCAGTTTCAACGAGATGATTCGGTCAGAGTGTTTCTCGGAAATATCCGCGCTGCGGGTCAAGGGCTTACTCTGACTGCCGCGTCGGACGTGATCATGTTCGAGAGCGACTGGACGCCGGCCGGCAACGCCCAGGCTCTCATGAGGGTCCACCGGATCGGCCAGGGGAAGCAGGTTCACGCCCGCTTCGTCGTGCTGGCGAACTCGATCGATGAGTACGTCAGCGAGACCGTGGCGCGGAAGACCAAGGACCTGATCAAGCTCGGCACGTTCTCCGAGATAGCCGCTTGAAGCCCTTGGTCGTCGATCTGTTCACCGGCTTGCACGGCTGGTGGCACGGCTTCGAGGCGGCCGGCTACCGCGGCCGCGGCTACGACCTCGAAGACATGTGCGCCAAGTTTGGGGAGCCGCAACCCGAGGGCGACTTCGAGCTCGTCCTGAAAGACATCCGGGCGATGCATGGCTCGGAGATCGCCGATGCGGACTTCATCGTCGGATCGTCGCCTTGCACGGACTACTCGTATATGGCCATGCCATGGACGCGAGCGAAAGCGAAGGCGGCAGCGATCCGCGCCGACGGGACCGGCGAAGCGCTGCGGCAACTCAACGAACTCTTCGATGCCCAGTTCCGCATTCAGCGCGAGGCGAGCGAGGCGGCTGGACGGCATATCCCGATGGTGGTCGAGAACGTGCGTGGCGCGATTCCGTGGGTCGGCCGGTCGCGCGCCAACTTCGGGTCGTATCACCTTTGGGGCGATGTGCCGGCGCTGATGCCGGCGACGCTGAGCCGCAAGAATGACGACTTGGGTGGCGGATCGCGGTTCAACATCGGCTCGCCAGGTCAAACGGTGACGGGCGCGAACCCCGATGGGCGCAAGATACCCGGCTTTCGCTTCGATGGGTCTGGCGGCAGCTTTCAGACGGCGTCAGTCAATCAACATCTGAAGGGCGGGGGAGATTGGTTCAGCTCAGGCGAAGGGTGTTCACTTCAACGTCGCGCGGGAAGCGGAACCGTCGCCCGCGCCCGCGCCAGCGCTCTCATCGCCAAAATCCCTTTCACGCTCGCCTACTGGATTGCGGCGACAAGCCCTTGACGCGGCCCGCAAACAGGATTTAATCAATTAATCGATTTATCCAACCCAGAGGGAGCCAGATGGCCCGGATTACGATGACGATCGACGCCGAAGACGCGACGGATCTGACGATGACACTGGCGCGACTGCTGAGCGCTAACCCGCAATTACTCGCTCGGAAGATCGACGAGATCGCTCGGGAAGACGCAGAAGATGCGGCCTTCGAGCCCGATGCCGGCGCCCGCCAGGACGCCGAGCCGGGGGAGCGCCAGGGCGGCAGCAAGTTCCGCCGGAACGCCGACGAGATCGCCAGGGGGCTGACCCTGGAGCAGGCGAAGGCGGAACGCGCCTCGCGCCTTGCGGGCGGACCGGCAAGCCAGTCGATCGAGACTGCCACCGCTGCCTCGTCAGAAGGGGCGCCGACTGGCGAATCGAGTGTCGAGGTTGACCCTTTCGCCGAACCGGCGACGACCGCCTCCCCGCCTACCTCCGACGTCTCTACGGCGACTACAGCGCCTAGCCTTGACGACGTGAAGAAGGCGATGAGCGTCTTCCTCGGCCGCGACGGCAACGACGGCAACAAGCTCGTCGCGCAGTGCATGAAGTTCAAGACGGCCGAGGGCGATGTCTGCCAGCGCGCTTCACAACTGAAGCCTGCCGACTACGAGGCGTTCATCGCCGAACTGGCGGCCTAGCCATGCCGGAAGACAAGCTGACGCGCGCTGAGCGCATCCGACTGGAGAGCCTCTCGCAGGCTCTCCAGATCACTATCGTCGAGTCCGCCGCTCGGCCGACGCTGAAGACGATCCTCGATAACGCGGAGCGCATCGAGGCGTGGCTGCGGAAAGCGCGAGAAGACGGATGACCGAGAAGCATTCAGTCTACGGCGGTTCGGTCATCGGCCGGATCATCGCCTGTCCGGGGTCTGTTGCGCTCTGCGACACGATCCCGGACAAGACCTCGCGCTACGCCGACCAGGGCTCGGCGGCGCACGCCCTGGCCGAGGCCTGTCTGAAGGATAGCCTTCACCCGACGCACTTCCTGGGTGAGGTCTTCCCGCCGTACGTCGAGCACATCGTCGACCAGGCGATGTGCGACGCGGTGCTCGTCTATCTCGAAGCGGTGACGCACGAACTCGCCCTGACGAAGACCGCCGAGCTCTACGTCGAGAAGTCGTTCGACCTCGACATCCCTGGCTGCGCCAAGGGCGAGGTTCACGGCAAGAACGACGCCATGGTCTACCACCCGGAGACCGGTCGTCTGCGCGTGTTCGACTACAAGCACGGCGCCGGCGTCCAGGTCGACGTGGTCGACAATGCGCAGCTCAAGTTCTACGCCGCCGGCGCGGTGTTCTCGAACCCCTGGCGCGTCACCGAACTCATCCTGACCGTCGTGCAGCCGAGAGCCTGGGACGGCGAAGAGGCGGTGCAGGACTGGCGGTTCGAGACACCTGACCTGCTGGAGTTCCTGGGCGACGTCGGACACGCAATCGCATCGGCCAAGGCCGAGACGGCGCTGGCGAACCTCGTCGCCGGCCCGCACTGCGACAAGTCCTTCTGCCGCGGCCGCATAACCTGTCCGGCCTACCAAGCTCTCAAGCTGGCCGACACAGGCTTCGAGACCGTCGACCTGACGTCTCTCGACGCCGAGGCCTATCCGCATCCGTCTCACCTGACGAACGAGAAGCTGGCGCAGATCGTCGCAGCGCTAGCTCGGTTCTCGTCCTGGGCGAACACCTGCCAGGAGTACCTCGAAGGCAAGCTGATGGCTGGTGAAACCGTGCCCGGCTGGAAGGTCGTCGAGAAGATCGGCCGCGCCAAGTGGATCGCCGACGAAGAGAGCATCGCTTCGACGCTCGAAGCGATCTACGACATCGATCGCGACCTCGTTCTGCCGCGGCGCCTGACGACCATCGGCGACGTCGAGAAGCTGATGAAGGCGGCCGGTGCGACGAAGTCCGCGATCGACGACTTCAAGCTCAAGAACACGCTCAAGGAATCGAGCGGACTGACGATCGCCCCTGAGGGCGACCGCCGGCCCGCCGTCAACGCCGCCGAACGGGCCTTCGGAGATGTGTCGATATGAGATGCGAGACCTGTGGCGACGACCCGCGTGTCGATCTCGTGCCGCCGTTCCGGTGGCAGTCGGACGACAACAATACGCCGAGGGCGAAGAAACGCCCTCTGACCTGGACCCTGTGGGCCGGGATCGTTCATCTCGCGACCGTGTCTCCCTCTGCGACTGGAAAGACGTACGTCGTCGATTGCCGGATGCCGCAGTCCGGAGCTTCGTCCTACCATCCTGAAGAGCAGGCCAAGCGAGTAGCGGAGATCATGTGTCGCCGCTGGTTTGAGGGCTGCTTTGTAGACCCCGACGCCTGACCGGGTTTCGTCAGGCACCATGCAAGGAATGATCTAATGCACGACTCCAACATGTCTCCCGAGTGGATCGCGAAGGCCTGGAAACAGAACCCCTGCGTCAAGCTCGACAACGGCGACGTCCGCACCGGACCCGTCCGTCTCAGCTTCCCCCATCTCCTGACGCCGGCCAAGCGCCGGCCGGGCGATGATCCCGACAAGGCCGACCAGTACGGCGCCGTCCTCCTGTTCCCCCTCGGCGCCGACATCTCCGTTCTGACCAAGGAAATGCGGGAAGTCGCCCTCGCCAAGTACCCCCAGGCGGGCAAGCCCGGCGGACCCAAGCTGTTCAACCCGATCCGCGACCAGGATGTCGACGGCAAGGGCCAGCCTGGCGAAGCCGAGCGGTACGCCGGGTACGTGAAGGGCGCGATGCGGATCGGCGCCAACGCCAACCGCAAGATCCAGGTCGTCGACCGCAGCCTCGCGCCGGTGATCGACGACGAGAAGATCTACCCCGGCGTCTGGGCGATCGTCACGCTGCGCTGCTTCACCTTCGAGCGGCAGGGCAACAAGGGGCCGACCTTCGGGCTACAGAACGTCATGCTGGTCGCCGACGACACCAACATCGGCGGCACCGGCACGGCGAACCCGAGGGACGCCTTCGCCGGCGTCCAGATCGAAGCCGGCGACATCGACGCGGACAAGGCGTTCGGAGAAGGGGCGAAGGCGGAAGAAACCGCTATCGATCCGTTCTCGTGAGCCGGAAGTCCGACCTCATCGACATCGAGCTGAACATCCATGCGGAGACGGCGAAAGCTATCGCCGTCTCCGACGACGGCAGCACCTACGTTTGGCTCCCGAAGAGCCAGATTGAATACGTCGAGAAGGGGCAGTCGATCGTCGAAGTGACGATGCCCGAGTGGTTGGCCCTGGAGAAGGGCTTCATCTGATGGACCTGCCCGTCACCCACTTGGACCTGGAAACGCGGAGCCGCGCCGACCTGCTCAAGGTCGGAGCGCCCCGGTATGCCGAGGACCCGTCAACGGAAATCCTCTGCGGCTCGTATCAGGTGAGTGGCGGGCCTCTTCAGCACGGAACGCGGATCCAGGGCATCGTTCGAGCCCACAACGCGTTGTTTGAACGATCAGTCCTGAACGCGAAGACGCCGGGCCTGAACCTGCGACCCGAACAGATGGATTGCACGCTCGCGAGAGCGTGCGCCGTCGGTCTGCCCGCCTCGCTCGAACAGCTCGGCAAAGTCCTTAAGGTCCCTGTCCAGAAGGACAAGGAAGGCCACCGGCTCATGCTGAAAATGTGCCGGCCCAAGAAGATTCACGCCGATGGCAGGATCGAATGGCATGAAGACCCGGCTGAACTTGCGCGCCTCGCCGACTATTGCGATCGTGATGTCGAGTCCGAGTGTGCTGTGGATGGCGTTCTCCCTCAACTGTCACTGCGGGAGCGCGCTGTGTGGACCCTCGACCAGCATGTCAACGACAGAGGTTTTGCTGTTGACCTGCCAAAGGTGCGAGCGGCGCTTGACGCTGTCGGTGAAGCTCGAAGACGTGCCGATCGCCGCATCTGGGAACTCACGAACGGGGCGGTGAGCGCCTGCACCCAGACCAAGAAGATCGTCGAATGGATCAGGTCGCGAGGCATCCCCTGCGAGAGCATCGCCAAGGGCGAGGTTCCTGAACTCGTCATCCGCGCCGACCTCTTCGATGAACCCCTGGTCGAAGAGGTCATCACGCTGCGGCGGGCGACGACCCGGATGTTCCGCTTCGACAAGATCCTGGCCTGGGCCTGCCGCGACGGGCGGGTCCGTGGCGCGTTCCAGTACCACAAGGCTCACACCGGGCGCTGGGCGGCCTGGACGCAGTCGTTCCCGAGGGTGGACGACCCGGAGGCTGTCAGCGACGTCCTGGACGCCGTGGCGCGTTGGGGCGCGGCCAAAGCCGTCGACTACCTGGAGTGCGCCCACGACGCGCCCCTGAGGCTGCTCAGCCAGTGCCTGCGCCCTATGGTCGTCGCGCCGCCGGGCAAGAAACTCATCGGCGGGGACTTCTCCAACATCGAGGGCCGCGTCGCCGCCTGGTTCGCGCGGATGAAGTGGAAGCTCGAGGCGTTCAAGGCCTACGACGAAGGGACGGGTCCTGACCTGTACCTCGTCATGGCCGCCAGTATTCTCAACATCGAGGTTGGCGAGGTCTCACGGCTGCACCGGCAGAGCCACGGCAAGGTCCCCGAGCTCGCCGCACAATTTCAGGGCGCCGTCGCCGCCTTTCAGAAGATGGCCCACACCCAGGACCCGCCGGTCAAGGTGACGAACCAAGAGGCCCGCCGGATCGTCAACCTCTGGCGCGACAAGAACGACGCCATCGTCGACTGCTGGAAGGAGCTTCAGGATGCCGCCATCACCGCCGTCGAACACCGAGGACTTGTCGTCCCTGTGCTTGGTGACAGGGTCCGGTACGTGTTCGATGGGAAGTGGCTATACTGCCGCCTGCCGTCGGGACGGGCTCTGCACTATGCGTCTCCATCAGTTAGGTGGAAGACCCACACCATCACCACCGACGACGGCGACGAGATCGAGTTCAACTCCCTCGGAGTGACCTACTACGGGGTCGACGGCGGCGCCTGGCGGCCGATCGACCTCTACGGCGGGATGCAGTTCAACCACATCGTCCAAGGCTTCAGCCGGGACCTGCTGGTCGAAGCGATGTTCGCTGTCGAAGACGCCGGCTACCCGATCGTCATGCACACGCACGACGACATCATCTGCGAAATCGGGGCCTCCTTCGGAGTCCCAGACGCATTCAGCGATCTGATGCGGGTGGCGGCCGAGCGCTTGGCGCCGGGACTGCCGGTGAGCGTGAAAGCATGGGAAGGCCCGAGATGGCTTTAAGTGAGATCGAGCTTCGGACCTCCGAGCAGCGCGCCCTCTTCAACGCGCTGAAGGCCGGCGGCGACGTGCACATCGACACCTTGTTCAAGGCGATCGGCGGACCTCGGCACCTGTCAACCACCCTGAAGCGCCAGGAGTACCTCGGGTCCTACATGACGCGGCTGCGTCGCAAGCTGCAGCCGCACGGCCTGACGATCCGACTCGGCGACCTGCGCCACACCTATCGCCTCAACGTCGTCTAGGAGCGCCCCATGGCGCTGCGCGATCAGCTCCTGGCGTCGGCCCTCGACATGGCCGCGCGCGGCTACCTGATCTTCCCGCTGACCCCCGGCGCGAAGACCCCGGCGGTGAAGGACTGGCAAGGTCACGCGACATCCGATCCCGAGATCATCCGCAAGGTCTGGGCGCACGGCGACTACAACATCGGCGTCAAGACCGGCGCCGGGCTCCTGGTCGTCGACATCGATATCAAGAAGGGCAAGCAAGGCGCGTCGAGCTTCGCAGCCCTTGGCCTGACGGCCGAAGAGAAGGACACCTTTCGGGTCAAGACCGCTTCAGGAGGTTGGCATGTCTACTATCGTTACGATCCCGCTTTGGTTTTTGGCAACAATGCTGGTCGCCTCGGCGACGGGCTGGATGTTCGCGGTGACGGTGGCTACGTCGTGGGTCCTGGATCGGTGCTCACGAATGGCTCGGGCCAGGGCTCGTACACTCTTGAACTCGACCACCCGCTTGCCGCTCTGGCAGCCTCCGTCCGGGGACGCCTGGCTGAGCGCCGCCCGCGACCGGAGGGCGGAACGACGGAACCAATTGTCGATCTGGACCGACCAGATGCGATCCAGCGGGCTATCGATTACCTCCGCGTCGACGCACCAACGTCGGGTTCATATCAGGTTGCCGCGCGACTAAAGGACTTCGGCGTCTCGAAGGAAACCGCCGCCCTCCTGCTAGAGGAACACTGGAATGACCGTCGCGCCACGCCGCACACGTTCGAGGAACTCGAAGAGAAGGTCGCCCACGCCTACACGTACGGGACGTCTGCACCGGGTTCTGATCATCCTGCCGCTGCTTTTGGTGGTGTCGATCTTGAGCCTCCTGCTCGTCCTGTGCAGCCGCCCGCCGCTTCTGACGCATGGCGCCACGGCGATGGCTGGAACAAGAACATCCGATGGCTTTACCACGAGGCTCTCCCCGCTGTTGGTGTCGGTGTCGTGGTCGGATCGCCCCAGGCCGGAAAGACGTTTGTCTGTGTCGAGCTTGGGCGCAGCGCGGCCAGCGGTAAGCCGTTCTTCAATGTCACGCCCGATCGAAGGGTCGGTGTGGTGTTCCTTTTCGCGGGGTCGGAGGGATCAAGCTTCCCTATGCGAATGGAGGCCCTTGACGAGAAGGACCCACTCCCCATCACCGCCTTCTCCGTCGGAGACCTATCCGCGCGCGGCGCCCTCGGAACTCTACTGGCCCTGCTCCGGACTGAATCCGCCCGGATGCAGAGGGCCTTTGGTGTGCCCCTCGGGCTCGTGTTTCTAGAGACCCTGAACGCCTCGGGCCTGCTGGTCGACGAGCACAACAACTCAGAGATCGGCGTCGCCTTCGCGAACCTCGGAACACTTTCGCGTGAACTCGACGCCCTCGTCATCACCACCCATCACCCGCCGAAGAACGGCGAGGGCGCGCGTGGCGGCGGCGCGATCATCGCCTCGGCCGACTACGTGCTGGAGATCATCCGCGAGGGCACTGAGGCTGTCCGGTTTCTCGAGCTGACGAAGGCGCGTGACGCCGAACAGCGGCAACTCGGGACCTTCACCCTGCTGCAGGCCAACCTGGGCGAGGACGACCGCGGCAGACCGATCACGTCGATGACCGTGAGCATGGGCGAGCCGATGACCCGCCAGGGCAGGCGGACACAGTACGCCGAGACCTTCATGCAGGCGCTGGAGTTCGCGATCATGGAGACGGCCGGGCCGGTGGAGGGCTACCGAGCGGCCGAGTACAATCTGGTGCTCAAGATATTCAGCGATCTGAAGACCGGCTCGAAGGAGCGGTCGGCGGCGGTGAACGCCTTCAGGAAGTGCTTCGACTACGCGAAGGACGCCGGCGCCGTCGACAGCGCCATGTTCGCCGGCGAGCGATACATCTGGACTAAGGAGATAACCGATGGAACTGCATGAACTTCCCCCCGGCGTCCGCATCGACCACACGGTCGGGCGGATCAACGTCAACGGCCTGGTGCTGGTGCTCGGGCAGACCGAAGCCCTGATCTCAGATGAGACGGACGACAAGAACGCCTACGGGATGACCCTGAGACCGAAGTGGCTGATGTCGGTGCATCTGCCGCCTTCGACGATGAAGTTCCTGCACCGGCAGCTCACCGAGCTCGTCCGCGTCTACGAGTCGATCAACGGTGAAATCCCTCAAGACGCGCCTCAGGTCACTGGCGGGTTGCGCGTCGTCGCCGACAACACGCCTACGAAAACAGATCAGCCAGAAGAGCCGCCTCATCAGGGCGCTCAGCAGCAAGCTCGGCTGTTCTCGCTGGACTGGTTTGGAGGAAACCGGCGTTACTTCGACTCGCCTGCGTCCGAGCCAGCAGCTCGTCCAGACCATCATCCGCAGCCGGCCGAAGATCCCCGGCCCGAACCCGAGCCGTCACCGTCATCACCGAAGCCATGATCTGCGCCTTGATCCCGACGAGGCGAGCGAACTGCTTGTGGTCGGGATCGAGGGCCATCGCCATCATCTGCTCGGCGAAGTCGAGCACGGCGGTCTGCAACTTCTCGAAGCGCTCGGGGTGTTTCAGAAGAGCATGTTCGATGCGTAGCCCGAGGACTGGATCTGCGGTAGCTGCTTCTTCAGCCGCATCCCGATATCCACCCGCCACATGGGCGAGGCCGGCACCTTCACCTTTTCGAGCACGCGGTACGCCTTTGTCCGAGCGCTGCGCACGCTGTCGCCCACTCCCGACGCCACCAGCACGTAGTCCCCCGCCGTCGTCAGACAGGGCCGGGTCTCGACGCCGGGCGAGCTGTTCGGCCCGCTCGGTGTATCTTGGGGCGCCTGGCCTTGCTGCGCTTCGCACAGATGCACGTGCTGCTTCACGCTCGGGGTCAGCCCGAGGATCGGCACTCCGGTCACGTTCTCCATTGGCGTCTTGCCGTACGGGAACTCTGGCAGCGCCATCACCACCCCCACGGCTAGCGAGTTCAGCGAGAAGGGCTTGCTGTCGCGCCCTTCGCTTAGGCATGCCAACCATTCGACGTGGTCTCCTTTCACCAGGGCCTGCTGGATGTTGAAGGTAGGCCAGCCCATCCGCATCGTAAACTCCAGCGGCCATGGCTCGCCGTCTTCGTCGATGATGCAGTTGACGTCGACGTACCCGACGTATTTGAGCCGGACCAGCCGGTCTTCCAGGGGTTTCAGGACGCGGTCGAACAGCTTGCTGCGGGTGACGAATCGCAGGACGGTCCCCATCTCCCCGACGTTGGGACCTTTGTCGCCGGCCATCAGCGACTTGAACTCCCAATTCTCGCAGACAGCGGAGTTGAACCCGTGAGGACCGCACCAGGCCCCGACAGCCATTTCGCAACCGCTGACCTTTTCCTGCAGGATGAAGGCGCCTTTGAGCTTCTGGGCTCGCTTCCAGCGCTCGAGCATGTAGACGAGATCAGCGGGGCTCTTCGAGACGTAGGACAGGGATTTGTCTGCCTCGTCGTAACTGGGTTTGGAAACGAAGGCCCGGCCTTCTTTCTTCACGTACGCGATGGCGTCATCGTAGCGGGAGAACTCCCGGAACGGTGGCACGGCTATACCGGCTTTCTTGAACGTCTCCTGGCCGGTCTTCCGGTCAAGTTCCCACGCGGCCGTCTCAACTGAGGCGCCGACGATCGGAGGGGAACCTGCCGCGCGCCAGGCGTCGAGTTCGCGCAGGTATTTGGTGTTGTCGGAGAGGACGACGAGGTCGGCCCAGCGCTTGTGATCGCGCCAGTCGTCGGTGGTGCGCACGAGGCCCCGGCCGAAGTTCTTAGTGCGATCCGTCTTCTTGAAGTGCCAGATGACGTCGTGGCCGTCGGCCTTCGCGCGCATCGCGAAGTCGAGCATGCCGTCGCCGCCGAAGTGATCGATCAGCAGCAACTTCACGGAACGCCCAGGCTCTGCAGCCCCCTCGTCAGCGGATCGTTGCCCTCCTGCTTCCGAGCTTTCCCGCGCAGCATCTTCGCCGTCGACGCCTTGACGGAGCCCGGCGGCCGCGGCGGCAGGTCCAGGCCGAACATGTTGCCCGCCACCCGCTCGGCCCCCTGGCCGGGCTTGCCGAGGCCTTCGACGCCCTGCAGCGGCCCGAACTGGCTGAGCGCCGGATTGACCTCGCCGGCGATGTTGCCCGCTGGCGACTTGAACTTCGAGGCGAGATCCTCGCCGTAGAAGTCCTTCTGCTTGATCATCTCCGTCCCGAGCTCGGCCTCAGGCGACAGGTCGATCACTTGAGCGATGGCCTGCGCCGGACCTTCCTCGCCCTTGTAGAGCCGGCCGGCGGCGTCGGGCAGCGACAGCACTCCGCCGCGCTTTACGCGAGCGTTCTGGTTGCCGGTGGCGATCTTCAGGCCTTCGTCGATCGCCGGGATGATCATGGCGCCCATCACGGCCATGGCGACGAACTGGCCGGCGGCCTCGACCTTCTCTTCAGGCGTGCCCTTGGCGATCTTCTTGAACATGCGACCCCAGGCCGCAAGCTTGCTGTAGTGGTAGCGGCCGACGCTGAAGAAGCGGTTGTTGGCGAACATGTGGTGCAGCATCCGCCCGCCGGTCTTCGAGTCCATGATCTGCGCCGGCACCCGGTAGTTCGGGATCATCTCTTCGGCCTTGCGGATGGCGTCTCGGATCGGCGTGCCTTTCTCCTGCAGCTCCAGGACCCGCTGCATCATCATCGTATCGCCCACCATCCACATCATCTTGTGCGACCATTCCTGGTAGGACTTGTAGAGTTTATCCGGGCGAATTTTAACGCCCATGGCATCCGTCAGCGCCTTGAAAGACTTCAGGTCTTTGATGAGCTGCTGGCCGGCGGTGTCGGTCAGAAACGAATGGAAGTCCTGGGTGCGGGCGTCGGCGCTCAGCATGGCCGATCCCTCGCGCAGGTAGCGCTGGTACTTCGGCCCCATGGTCGCCACTTCGCGCCAGGCCTCGGGCAGAGTGCGGGCGAGACGGCCATAGCCTTGCGGGTGCAGCCAGTCCCAGCCGCGGCTCGCGCCCCAGAACTCGGCGATGTTCTTCGGGTGGACGAAGGGCGAGAGGAAGTTCGAGCGCAGCATGAAGTTGTTGATGCGATCCAGGCTGTCGACCCAATCCTCGCTGTGCTTCGGAAGCCAGTCCTTCAGCTCCTGGACCTGGGCGTCTTCGTGGTTGAACACCCAGCCCTTTAGCTGCGGCACGTCGGGGAGCGACTTGAAGCCTTTGGCCTCTTCCGGCCGCTTGGCGGAGCCGACGGTGCGGCGCCCGGTCTCCGGGTCGGGGTAGGTCCATTCCTCGCGGTGTGCGACGCCGCGCTCCTTCATGTCGCTCAGCGTCTGTTCGAGCACGTCGAGGTTCCGCTCGACCCGGCGAAGCTGGAAGACGTTGGCGATGGTGTTGTCGATCGCGTCTTTCTTGTAGCGCGTCGGGCCGGCCGCCTCGATCTCCCGAGTCGTCGGCTGCGCCACCTTGAACGTCAGCGGCTTGGCGCCTGACGGGCCTTCACCGGGCGGCCGGTACGTCATGCCGGGCTTCAGCTCGCGGTAGGCCTTGTCCTTGGCCGTGTCGACGACGGTGCGCTTGCCGCTGGAAGTGTCTTCGAGGACGATGAACTTGCGCTGCTTCTGACTGTCCGCCGTCTTCACGAGGGACTTGCGGGACTGGAAGGGGCTTCGAGGTCCGCCTTGGTCGGAAGCATCCAGAACGTTAGGCTGGTCGGATCGAATCCGATGCACGTACCCCTGATCTTCGAGGTAGGCATCGAGGGTAGGATCGGCTCGCTTGCGCAGGCGGTTGGAAATTTCAGTCTGTTCTTTGAGATACGGGTCCAGAGCCGCCTTGGCTTCCTGAAGTTCCGTCGGCATCGCCGCATCGGACTTAACCAGAGGCTCTTCCAAGGCATGATACAGCGCCTCGCTCTTGTCGCCGTGCGCCTTCTGCAACTCGGCCCGCGCACGCCCGAGCTCGATCTTGTCCGCGATGTTCGATCCGTTCAAGCGGTACAGTGCGTTGGCCGTGCGGGTGGCCGGGTTGGTTTCGTCGCCGACGATCGACGTGCGCGGTGGAACCTCGACGGCTGCGGCCAAAGATCGCGGCTTGCCGGGACCTCCTGTTGCCTGAAAAGGATCGCCTTCAACCGGCGTCATCTTCGGCGGTTTGGGCAGGGTGGTCGTATGCAGGCGCGCAGCGTCGCCGGCGGCAACCGCCTCGCGCCCACCGGCCAGGGCTTCTCGGCCGAGGCGTGACGCGCCGCGCAGGGCTTCAGCGCCCTCTGCGCCAGGGATAGGCGTCAAGGTCTCGGCGACGTCGCCCAGCGCCCGCTCTGCGTCACCTGGCGCCGTCCTGCGCTGCTTGGCCTGGAACGCGGCGACCTTCGGATCGTGCTTCGCCACTTCTGAAGGGACGTCATCCGGGAGGAAGTGAGACGCGGCTTCGGCGGCGCCGCCGATCGGGGACAGCGCAACCCCCAGGACATCGCCGCCGATCCGGCCCACGTCGACACCTGGAACGAAAGGGTTGGCCGCGGTAACGCCGGGGTGCTTGAGCGCATCGACGATGTCGCTTCCGGCTCTGCCCGCACGCTCAGCGGTCTTGGCGAAAGGGTTGCCGGCGTTCGGATCAACGGGCGCAGGGGCGGCGACCGGCGGCTTACTCGGAGCTTTCGGGGCTGGACTAGGAGCCTTTGCAGGCGGCGCGGCAGCGAACGGATCGTGGTCAACAGGTGTCAGCGACGGGATGCGGCTGGGCGAATAGTGGATGTGGTCACCCTCATCCAGCAGCTCCTGAGGCTTCGGGTCCCGAGCCCTGATCGCAGCGACAGCCTGGGCGCGGGTCATGCCGGCCGGCGGCAGAAAGTCGATCGCGTCGTCCTTCAGGTGACGACTGTCCGAGACACCGCCGACTTCGCGATTATGTTCGGGCGAGCGCCAAGTGCTTGTGATCCGCGATCCGGGCACGTCGGCCAGCAGCTCGCCGCGGAGCGCCTCGTCCTGGGCGAACGGATCGTGGTCAACTGGCTGCAGCTTCGGAGCCGCTTTGACAGCAGCCGGTGTCTTTTGAGCGGCGAAGGGATCGTGATCGACAGGGACCAGTTGGGGCATCACTGCACCATCAGGTACTTGCCCGGCCTTTTCGGATCAGAGACGTACCATTTGCCGTCGGGCGCTTGGCGCGCACCGGCCACCGGCGGCTTGCCTGCACCGCCCCCGGCCGCCGCGGGCTTACGTTGCGGCGGCGCACCCGGCTTGCCGACGATCGGACGCAGCGGAGCCTTCGGCCCGGAACCGACCGGAGCGCCTGACGTCTGCGTCGCGAACAGCTTGGTGATGTAGGCGTCGGACATGCCCTGCTCTTTGAGCGAGGCCGTCAGGTTCGCCTGCCATTCCTTCTCGTCGAGATTGGCGGCGTCCGCCGCGGCCTTCGCATCGATCATCGCCTGTGTCCGGCCGTTCGAGCCGGCCTGAACGATGTCTTCGGCCTGGATGCGGGTCGCGTCGCGCATCCCTTCGCGCTTGTCCGCACCGCTCTGGGCCATGGATACCCGCTGCAACGACGCCTTGACCGCAGCCATGCGGTCCTCGTGCGTGTCGGCGACAGCGGTGGCGCGGGTGTCTGCGTTCTGCTGGCTGGTGTCCGCCTGGCGGTTCTTGATCACCCAGTTCATCTGTTCCTGCTGGAACTTCAGCTCGGCGGCCATCAGCGTCTTGTCGCTCTGGTCGATGTCGGTGCGCAGCTTCAGGGCTTCCTCGACGGCGCCGAACGCCAGCGAGTGATCCTTCTGGAACGCAGGGCCGCCCAGCTTCACGGCCTGCTGCAGCATGGTCTTCAGCTCTGCCTGCTGCGCCTGCCGCTGCTGCGAAAGCTGCGCCATGATGTCGGGCTGCTGCGGCTGGCCCCCGCTGGCGGCGCCGCCTGGAGGGGCCGCCGGCGGCTGTCCGCCCGGAGGCGGTGCGGGTGGAGGCGCGGCCTTCGGAACGGGCTGTGGGCCGCCCGGCGTGGGCGCGACAGGGCCTTGCGGCGGAGGGGCGATCCTCGGGGCTGGTGCAACAGCCGGACCCATCCCTGGAGGTCCGGCGCCGCCCTGGATCGGTGCAGGGGTGCTTCCCGGCATCGGTGTCGCGCCAGGCATGGCGGCTGGAACAGGCGGCGGACCTCCGGGAGGCGGTGCACCCCCGCCAACGGCAGGCGGGATGAGGCTCGGATTGGACGGCGGATTGGCTGGCGTGCCTTGCAGATCGGCGGCGCCGTCGATCATCGCAGCGACGCCTTGCTTCATGCGCTCGCGCTGCTGTTCCGCCATCTGCCGGTACTTTTCGCGTATCTCCTGGCCCTGCTCGACCCCGGCTCCGACCCCGCCTGCGAAGGCTCCTATGTTGAACCCCATGGCTATAGCGTGATCGGGTTGAACATGCCGATGATGTCACCGAACAGATTGCCGAAGCCGGCCGCAGCCTGGGCGTTCGCCTGGTTGTTGACCTGGGCGGCCTGGATCGCGCCTTGGCTCGCCGTCTGGCCGATGTTCAAATATTGGCCTTGGTCAGTCGTCGCCTGTTGCGTCAGCGCATTCGACGCATTCGTCCCCTGCACCTGCGCGCCCAGAGCCGAGAGCTGGTTCTGCTGCTGCTGGAGATACGTCTGGTAGGGCAGCGCTGCGGCGGTCACTTGCGTGTTGAGCCCGGCGGTTCCCAGGTCTGACGCCTGAGTGTAGCCTTGGCCGGTCGCGCCAAGGTTCGTGTCGTAGGCGCCGAGCGCCGAGATCTGACGCGCGAGCTGAGCGTTCTGCCAGTCGATGTTGAAGTTCGTGTTCGACTGGTTGGCGACGCCCGCGCCGTAGGGCGAGTTGCCAAGGCCGTACGCCGAGTTCGTCGCGTTGGCCTGGTCGGCCGTCTTCATCTGCGTCTGGTTGTAGAGCGCCTGTTGCGGGTCGAACCCGGTGTTCAGAATCGACGCCCCGGCCATGCCGCCCAATGTCGACAGGTTCGATAGGTTCGATGCGGCGCCCAACTGCTGCGGCGCCACCTGGGAGGTCGCTGTGTTCGCCGCGGCCGTCGCGCCGGCCTGGGCCTGGCCGTAGTAGGGGTTGTTCGCGACGTTCGACGTGATCTGCGAGAACTGCGGCGTCACCTGGGATGAGAGCGCCGATCCGGCCTGCGAGAGTTGGCTGGTGCCTTGCTGGAAGCCCGCCGCCGCGCCCGCCTGGTTGGGCGGCTGGTAGGGTGTCGGCGCTTGCTGGGTACCCCCGGACACGTTTCCTCACAGCAGTTTGGCGAACACCCTCCCGGCCAGGAAGTAACCCCTGCGGAGTAGTAGGTCTCCGAGCGTAGCAGAGACTTTCGTCGCAGTCGAATTGGGCTGTCGTCTGTCTTCCTGGGTGATCAGATGCGCGCCGAGGTCTCGCATGAGACCTTCGGCGGCGCCGATGAGATTGTCGCCGGTGCGGCCTTTCCGATAGGCCGGGTCGAGATAGAGGACGTCGTTCACCGCCCAGACCTTATGGCTGTGATGCAGGGGCGGCTGCAGGAAGTAGGCGGCGTAGCCGATCAGTTTCTTGCCGCGGCGCGCGACCACCGCCTTGTAGATCCCCATGCGCTCGAGCATCAGGTACTTGGGCCAGTCGACGTCGAGCGGCATCTCGTCGTGAAGCTGTTCGACCTCCTGCCAGTGCTCGATCAGCAGGTCTTCGAGGCCTTCGGCCAGGAGCGGCGATACAGGCTCCAAGGCGTGCGTGACCTCAATCGTCGGCATCGTCTTCCGGTTCCGGCCGCTTCACGTCGACGATCAGATGGACGCGAGGGTAGGCCGACAGGTTGATCTCCGAGCAGAGGTTCCTGTGGTCGATCTCGTTGACGATGCCGGTCGCCAGGATCACCCGCTCGAGCCCGCTCATCGACCACGCCTCGGGCGCCGGGATGATGCAGACCCGAGTTCTGATGTGAGCCTGGGCGTAGTCGTCTTCCTCGATCGTCCATGGCGTGCCGCACATGCCGGGGAGCTGCTCCAGCCAGACCTTGCCGAGCTCGGGCCGGCGGCCGTCGAACGACTGGGCGGCCTCGGCCCGGAACCGGGCCAGGAGGTTCTTGGCCGACTTCCACTCCTTCAGGATCGGCAGATCGGCGTCGGCCGTGCGCAGGCGCAGGATGCCGTCCTGCATCTCCTTGCGAAACTTCACCTGATAGAAGGCGGCGAAATCGGCGGTCTGAAGGAAGACTCCGGTGGACCGGATCATGCAGCGTGAGCCGATAGGGCCGAGAGACAGCGTTCGTACTCGTTCTTGTCGAGAACCCGAGTACGGACCCGACCGCCAAATTTCGGAAAGCCGCCGTCGTCTTCCGGACACTTTAGAAGCTCGAGACTGATGCGTTCCCCGATCTGCATCATTAGAAGCTGGATAGCGGCTTTCATTATCGGGTGATCAGGGCCGAGGTCGACTGCGTCAGTGACGGTGACCGATTCAGAGAAGTCCGCGTCACCCAGCTTCAGCGTCCACTTGAGGACGAGGGGTTGCTTTAAGTCAGCCATACACGAACCTCTGCTGCTCTTCTGGCGACGAGGCCGAGCAGCTTCTGCTCGACGCCGTTCACCCGGCCATAGACCCACTTGTTGAACTCGCCCGGCACCGCGGCGAACTGGTTCGACCGGATGCGCAGGCACAGGGTGCTGTTGGAGAAGTTCGAGACGCCAGCGTTGAAGGCGAAGTCGATGCAGGCGGCATACTGGCCGTCAGTCAACGGCGCGTAGACCGCCTCGCCCAGCGCCGCACAGACGCCAGCAGCCGCAGTTCCGAGATCGGTGATAGCTTGCTCGTCCGCCTGCGCTTCGGTCCAGACCTCGTCCGTAGGACCAGGAAGAGCGTGGCCCCAACCGATAGTCCAAACGCCAACAGGGTCCAGATAGGCGTCGGCTGCAAAGGAACCCCCCGGTCCCTTCTCAAACGCGTGGATCAGCCCGAGGCAGGGCTGTGTCGGGATCGGCCTCACGCGACGCGGCCACCCAGGGTCTTCGGCGTCGGCGCGGTCTTCGAGCGCGTCGAATCGTTGTTCACGGTGGATTGCGATGTCGGCAGCTTGCGCGACGGATCGCCATCGTGGTTCCAGGTCGGGTTGTTCGGCGTCAGGGACGGCTTCATCGGATCAGTCCTGTGGTGTCGCTGCCGCGTTTGTAGCACCGAGTTTCTCGACTGTCTCGCTCGACGCTTCGCTGGCCGTCTGATGCACCGCCGACAGCGCGGCGATCTTGGCGTCCTGCGCCTGCGCCTGCAGGGCCTGGGAGCTGACGTAGAGATACCCCGCCACGGCCAGCAGGGTTGAGAACACCAGCGCCCCGCCCCAACCGAGCACGCCGATGATGGTGTTTAGCTTGCTGTTCACGTTCAAGGCTCGCTCCGTGCAGAGCTTTTCGTGACCACGGGACCACTCCTTTGCGTCGAAGTGGCCGGACCAGTCTGTCACAGTCTCATCTACGTCGCGAGCCATTCAACGCTCCATCCGAACGGGTGGTTCAAAGCAGATGTGCATTGTCTAACACGATACCTAAGATTGTCGCACCCGCTCCGACCAGGGCGAGAAGGAGCGGCGTCGAGACACCCGAGCGGCCATGAACGGCGGCCTGCTCCTGTTCCAGCCGGCTGAGTATGGCGTTGACCGCCCCGAGCCGCGCATCGACTTCGTTGCGTGTGACGAAGCTGGCGGCTTGATCGGAGAGCGTCTCACGGAACTCGTTGACGCCTTCGAACCGCTTCTCGGACGCCTGCTCAGCCTTCAGCACGGCTTTCTCGGCGGCGTCCAGGGCGATGCGATTGGCCTGGGTCTGCGCCGCCATCTGCTCGGTCAGGCGGACGTTCAGCGCCTCGATCCGCTCTCGGGCGATCAGATCGGGGTAGGTCTCCCCGTGAGCGGCATCGGGCATGGGCCGGTTAGTTGTAAACCAGGCAGTGCGCGATGACGGTGGCGCTCAAGGCGCCGGACACCGCGGAGTTGATGACCTGCATGGTGAAGGTGCCGGCCGCCGGAACGATGTTGGTGATGCCCGGAGCTCCGGTGCCGCCATAGCCGTTCACCGAACACACGATCGTCGAGGACGCGGTGACGGAGGTATCGGTCACGGTCATCGCCGCGGCCAGGGTGCCGCCGGCGGCGGTGGACAGGCCAGTGGTCGAGATCAGAAGGTTCAGGCCAGGGCAGGTCGCCGTGGTGGTGCCGGTGCAGGCCGAGGCTGGCTGGGTCGTCGGGAACCCGGCGTTCACGTTGAAGATGGCCTGGTTGACCATCACGTTCGGCACGTCGTTCGGGCCGGTGTAGTAGGGGATCGGAGCGGCGAAAGCCGGGACCGCCCAGAGCAGTGCAAAGGCGGCCAGCAGGCCGAGAATCCGCTTCATCGAAGATGCCCCTTTCAAGGTTGCAGCGACGCTAACAGATGGCGGGGTCAGCGTCAAAATCAGTAGGCAGTTGCCGTAAAGCCGATCACGTCGGCGGCTACGGTGGTGCCGGTAAACGTGCAGCTATTCGTCGCGGTGGCGGTTTGCTTGAGCGTGTCGGCCACCGTGGTTTCGTCGGTCGCCGTGCAGACCCATCCGTTCGGCGCAGTCGGGAGAGCGACGATGACGGTCTGAGCCGTACAGGTAGCCTTGAACGTCCCCGCGGTCGCGCCCCCAACCTGGGTCGAAGTCGTGCAAGACCCGGTCAAGCCCGGCGCCGAGCCGCCCGCAGCGAAGCCGGCCGTGGCTTTGAAGAGTCCGGCCGGGCTTAGTGAAGCCAGCAGCGTGGCGCTAGATCCGCCCGTCTGCTGATACCAGGCATGACTCGACGTAGCGGATGTGTAGGTGTTCCAGTAATCGATTTCGCCGGCGCCGCCCTGGAAGTTCCAGGTTTCGACACCGGAGTTCCCGTTCGACGGATAGACGCCGCTGTCGTTGCCCGAGACGACCAGCGTCTGTACGACGGCGAGGCCCCCGCAAGTTACCTGGAACTTGGCGGTCGCCTCGTCCCGCAGGAAGTTGGTGCAGCCTCTGGCGCCTGCATTGAACAGGAGCATGTCGGGAACTTGCGTGTTCGCATCGCTGTTGATGCGCGCTCCCATCGCCACCGTGTCGTAGGGCGTCAGCGTCATGGCCTCGGCGGACTGCGCCGAACACCCTGCGCCCGCGACGGTCCACGTCGGGTTCGAGCCCGCTGTAATCACGCAGCTCGCGCCCAGCGTCCCGCCGGTAACCGTCTGCCCGAGTTGCGTGACGCCGGAAGTCTGCGAGTTCACCGTGAGCGTGAAGGGGCCGGTCCCGGTTATTGTCCCGTTGATGACACCGGGTAGGCCGCCCGTCTTGGCCCACACATCGAGAACGACACGAGCCAGGCTGGCATCGCCGCCGATACCGTAGACGTCTTCCTCGTCGCCTGTGCTGCTGCCGACAGGGTTGGGGAAGTTGCTGTCGAGTTCGTGCGTCGCGCCCCAGGTGGAACCTGAAGACGCCTGCACCGCACGAGAGTAGAACGCCGTGTTTTGTGACCCGTCGCCAGACGTGGAATTGTTAACCAAATAGGCCGTTAAGGCTCGCTCCCAGGTGAGTCGGCCCGGCGGAACCTGCATGAAGGCCGTTTCGCAGTCCGAGGTAGTCCCCGTCGTGCCGCCCGTCCAGGGCTGGTTACTGTAGCACTGGAAAGTCTCGGAGTTGGTTTGCGAGGTCGAGGCATCGACCACGGCGAACGGCCGGACCGTCTGCGCCAGCCCGCTCGTCCAGTAGGTGAAGGGGACGCCGACATTCCAGGTCGCGAACGGTCCGGACCCCGAGGCGCTCGACTGCTGCGCCGCCGCCAAACCGGGAAGGGCGAGGATGAACGCTAGCGCCAGCAGGGACTTTCGCATCACTGCCAGTCCGCAGACAGGAAGGCGTGGGTGCTCTGAGTTTCGGTGAAGCATCCTGTCGTGCTGACAACCATCACTATGCCGTTCTGGAAATTCACTCCCCCTGGAACGAAACCCGCCGAGAAACTGGTTGTTCCGCTCGACATGGCGTAGCACTTGGCTGGCGCCACCGTGCCGTTGCCGGGGTCGGCGGAGGCGTCGTAGATCAATATCCACCACGCCGCCCCCGAGAGCGTTGAATCGGCACTGACTTCGAAGCTCTGAAGCTTGTGAGACCCGGTGACGGCGACGAGGTTTGTCGAGAGCACCGACGAGGACGCTTTGAACGCACCAGCCTGCTGAGCGTACGCCGGATCGCTGCCGCCGAACGCCAGGCACAGCAGTGCGAAGGCGACGACGGCGCCGATCTCAAGCCAGTGTCTGATCTTGCGCATCGTCATTCTAGGTCCCTACGCATTGGTAGCCGATCGTGTCGGTGTTGGTTCCGGTGAGAGTGAACTGGGTCCCGCTGGTCGTATGCACTTCCACCGAGGCGTTGGCCGAGGCATCGTTGGCCGTGCAGACGTAGCTGGTGTTGCTGGTGTAGACCGCCCCGCCGCTCAACGTGATCGTCGCCGTCCCTCCGACCAACGCCACGTAGCCGTCGACCTGATGGTGGTTGCCCTGCGCGGAGTTCGACACATAAAGCGGATCGCCGGCGTTGACCGAATTTATTTCGAGAGCCGACGTGGCGTTGAACGTCGTCCCTGTGAAGTTGCCAGAGCAGTCGATCTTGAAGGTCGAGGTCGCGACATCGTTGATGAAGTTAGTGCAGCCGCGGTGCGCCAGGTTGAACTGGATGACATCGCCAAACAGCGCGAAGGTGTCCTGGTTGAACCGCAGCGCCTTGGCGATTGTGTCATTGGCCGCGTTGAAGCTCTTGCCCCAAACGTCGACAACCACGCGCGCGTTGTTGGTGTCGGTGCCCTCGGCGTCGAGGTCGAACTCGTGCGTGACGCTGGACGTAGTCGGATTGGCCGACCAGTCGTCGAGTTCTGACGTACCGGCGAAAGTCGATCCTGTCGACGTCTTGGCGGCGCGAGCATACAGGGCCGTGTTCTGCGCGGCGTCCGCGCTGGTGGACTGGTTCACCAGATAGGCCGTCAGAGCTCTATCGAAGGTCAGCCGACCCGCCGGCGCCAGGTCGTAGGCCGTGAAGCAGCTCCGCGCGGTTCCTGGCGCCCCCAACGTCCAGGCGGTCGCGCTATAGCACTGCAAGGGCTCAGAGTTGGTTTGCGAGGTTGAAGCGTCGACCGCGGCAAACGGGGTAGTCTCCGACGCAAGACCTGTCGTCCAGTCCGTCAGAGGGACGCCAACCGTCCAGGTCTCCAAGCCTCGGTTCAAGAAGCTGAAGTCGGCGAGGTTCAGTGTCGTGAACTGCTTGGTCACGCCGACCTGCGTGCCGATCACCGCGTCGCTGGTGTTGAGCGGCTCCGTCGCAAAAGGGTAGCCCGTGATCGGGCCGGCTAACGCCGGGAAAGCGGCGAGTGCGAACAGCAGGGTGAGTAGCTTGCGCATCATCCGATCTTCTGCAGGATCACGTCGGAGTAGATCTCAAGATCACCGGTGCTGACCGCGGTGCCTGTCGTGCCGACATTGGCGTTGAAGTAGGTATCGAACTCCAGCGTGGTCGTTCCGGAAAGCGTGAAGCAGCCTTGCACGCTACCTTCGCCCGTCAGACCGGTCCCGATGCCGATCTCAGGCCCCAGAACCTCGTTCGCGCTCAAAGTGATGTTGCGAAGACGAAAGCGCCCCTGCGCCGGGCCGCCCGAGATGTTGAGACCCCCCACGGCGAAAGCGCAGTAGTTGCCGGCCGGGATGCCGGTGATCTGGTTGCCTGACAGCGACACCCCCGCGATGCTGGCGGCGACAGTAGCGTTGAGCGGACGAACCGACCACGTCGAGACCGTCAGCGACGATCCGGCGGTTCCCGAGGCACGCTGTTCCTGGAACTCCGCAAACGGCAACGTCACAGCCGCCCAACTCGCTGCCGAGCCGTTCGTGGTCAAGTACTTGCCGCTGTTCGCGGTCTGTGAAGGCGCGAGATTGTTGAACGTCGTCGTCAGGTTGGAGAAGTCCGACCCGTTGTTGACCTTCGCCGTCCCGCCCAGGTTGGATAGCGCGGTGAGTTCATTCGCCACGTCCGTCAGGTTATTCGCGGCCAGGAGCCCGCCCAGGGCGCTGATGGCGCCCGCGCCCGTCGTAGAGCCTGTTCCGCCTTGGGGGATGCTCAGCGGCGTCGTAAGACCGCTCAACGACGTGATGTTCGAGTTCGCGCCGCTGTTGGCGGCGGCGCCGGCGCAAGTGTTCACCGAGTTCAGATTCGCCATGACCTGATTGGCGTCGGCCGTCTGGCCGTTGGTCAGCGTGTAAGGCAGCGAAGGACACACAGCTCCCGCCAGGCCGGGGACGGCCAGCAGGGCGAGTGCGATCAGCCAATGTCTCATGCCGCTATCCCTGCCGCGTTGAACCCGGCGCCGAGGTATCCAAGCTCTACATACTCTAGATTTGCGTTGCCGATGACAAATCCTGCCGCCGACTGTCCTGCGACGAGCAGCGACGCCTGCTTGAAGATCAGCGATTGCGACCAGTGGAGACCGTACTGCCGATACGGCGTGACCGCGGCGCCCCACGTCGCCGAGCCCCAGTCGAAGGCATCCCAGACCGATCCGCCGGCGCCGGGCGCCGCGATCACCGCCGAGCCTATCACCGTGCCGAGTTCGTTCGTTCCGATGACCGTGACAGATATCCCGCCCGGCATCGAAAGACCGATCGCACCGCGAGGGCTGCTGTTCGCCGCCATGGCTTCGTTGTCGGGCAACAACGACGTCTGCCAGGTGAACGTCATGGCGACGCCGTTTTCCACGTATGTAGAGTTTGCCGATGGTAGCGCACTAGACTCGTATATGAACCCGTCTACACCGGGTTGTGTCATAATAAACGAGTTTACCGGAGAATATATAGCCGCGTTCAAAGCAGCAACAGACGTGTGAGGCCCGGTCCATATAGTCAGGTTCATGTCGTACCAATACTCTTGATACGGCTCCCCGTTCACGGCTCCGTTCTGAACTGTTATCCGCAAGACGTTTTGGTTATACGCTGCGGTCATCCGCGTAGGACTGATGGCGTACTGGAAAGGAACCGACACACCCTGGCCGTCGGCGCCGATCGGGGCGGACGACTGGCCGTTGAGCCCGATGATCCGCACCCCGTCGGGCGCCACATAGGCCACGCCGATCGGCGTCGGCGTGATCGTGTTCGGCGCCAGCGTGCCGACTGAGCCGTTGACGAAGTTGCTCTCCAGCGGTGATGCCGTCGAGCTTGGATCGCCTGTGACCTGCCAGTAGCCGCCCGAGCCCTTGAAGACGATCAACGACTGGATGGTGCCGCCGATGACCTGATTAGCAAGAGGCACGCCGCCTATCGCGGTAACGGATGTGCTGTCGCCCATGGTGAGCGCCGGCACGAACGTCCCACCCGCCCCGGTGAACTGCAGCGGCTGCAGCGCATCCGAGAAGGTGACGCCATTATTGACCGCCAGGTAGGCCCGGCCGTTGAACTGGGAGACCGCAACCGGCACGGCAGGCAGAGGGAATGCGCCGGACACCTGGCCCGAGCCGTAGAGCGGCGCAGCCATCGTTCCGCCGGTGACGGTGAACGTGACCCCTGCATGCGATCCTGTCGCCGCCTGGGAGATCGTCACCGCCGTGCCGGCGGCGTTGATGCCGGTGATGTAGGTCCCCGCCGGAAGGTCCCCTGCCGAAGTCTGGATCAACTGCCCCACCGACCAGCCGAGCGTGAAAGCGCTCGCCGACAGGGTGTCGATCGTCGTGTTGCCGTGCGTCGCCCCGGTCACTGCGCCGGTATAGGAGAAGCCCGAAACATCGATCCAGCCGATGAAGTGCGTGACGCCATCGTAGCCCGGATGGGTGATCAGGATTTTGTTCGCGATCATGTCCATCTGCGGCGGGGTCCAGTCGCCGGTGTTGTTCGTGCTGACCGGTGTGTTGGCGGCGGTGACATTGCCGATCGTCACGAAGGACCCGGCTACCGCGTCATAGCAGAAGGGCTCGCTGTTCCCCGCATACCGGCCAGTCTGCACCATGCCGTAGATGCGAGAGCCGACGACGTAGAGCGCCTCGACGATGTCCGGCGCCGTGAACGAACCGGCGACCGCGTAGATGATGTTGCCGTTCGAATCGAGCAGCGGGTTGCCGTTGCTGTCGAGCAGCGGATCGCTGCCGCCGAGCTCGACGAGCGCCACGATGGCGGGGCGCGGAACGAACTGCTGCGAGGTCGACGGGTTGGGGATCAGGTTCTGCAGCGACTGCATCGAGCCCGGAAAGGCGTTCGAGCCGTCGATAGCGTCGGACAGGCCTTTCGCTTTGAAGGTCAGAGGTCTCCCTTTGCGAACCGGCATATCAGACCCCCGCGCCGTGCATCCGCAGCGCCAACGGGAGAACAGAGAGCAAAGCCAGGGACCACCCCACGACTTTGGTATTCCTGAGATTCGAGTACGACCGGCCAAACCTTCGCAGGTCGAGCTTTACGGTCGTCGCCCGATTCGAGCGGTTGTCCTTCAGCTTCAGGTACTCGCGCAGATCGTCGTCGGCCTCCTGGTCCCATTGCGCTTGGCGATCGTCGTCGACCTCACCCATCAGGGCGGCCGTAACCTTCTTGCGCAGATACCCCTGGTGCGGGAACCAGGGGACGACAGCCGACGTCTCAGGCGTCGCGATGTCGGCCATCTGGCTGAAGTACCGGATCGTGTAGGGGTAGGCGCCGCTGGCGGGGGCGTAGACGTAGAACACCGGCGTCGCGTTGTCCGTCAGGCTCATGTCGGTGGCAATGACGTAGGGATACGACTGCGACCCTGCCTGCTGCACCGTCATGTCGATCTCGCTGAGATCGCAGGGGATCATCAGATACGGAACGCCGGACCCTGGGAGGACCCAGAAGGCCGAGTGATCGTCCTTCATCCGTAGGAAATCCGCCGGCAGGGCGTACGGCCCCGATCCGTAGAGGCCTAGATTTCCGACAGCGGTGATCTGTCCCGGAACGAAATTCCCGTACGCGGTCTTCGCGGCGATCTCGAAGTCATAGGTCCGGCACAGGTCGCCCAGCACCATGTTGAGCAACTGACCGCACTGCGTGATGAAGCCTGGCGCGTGGGCCGCCGCGCAGCAGCGTGTGACGATCTGCGCAGCGGTAAGCGCCACCTAGCCCTCCAGGACGCTCCGACGCTTGGCGAGGCGGCCTTCGTCTTCGGTGATGAGCTCGGTGTAACGGGCGACCGTGTTCTCGAGGCCTTGGACTTCTTGCCGGCCCTCGTTCTCGCGCTTCTCACGCGCGACGGCGTTCTTCGCCATCGCCGCGTCGTAGTCGGCGTCCCACTGCGCGAGCACCATGTCGCGGGCTTCGCCCGCCCTCTCGATCCCGAGGTCGATGCGATCGAGGTTCGCCTTGTCGGCGCCGCGCGGCAGATAGGACCCCTGGCGACCGGCTTTGCGGAACGCGGCGAGACCGTTCTGGAAATGCTCTCCGCGCATCTCCTGCATGGCGACGATCTCGGCGTTCATCTCGGCGAGCTTGCGCGCCCGCTCGGCCTCGCGCCGGCCCTTCATCTCTTCGATCTCGACATCGAACATCGCCAGGGCGTGCTCGGTGTTCGTTACCGACGTGCGGATGTGATCCTCGAACTTGGCGCGCTCGGCGGCGTTCTTGCGGATCTGTTCTTCCAGATCCTCGATCTCGTAGCGGGCCTTCAGCTTGTCGGCGAACATGAACATCCGGTCGAGCCGGGCCATGATCGAAGCGTCGGCTTCGTCGCCCTCGTAGCCGGACTGGAAACTGATCTGCCGGTCGTTCGAGATGCCGATGACGACGTTGAGGCCGGTGGCGATGACCTTCGAGATCGGCGCGTCCTCGCGCAGCTTGGTGACTTCGGCCATGTCAGTTCATCGCCGGCACGCCGACGATCGAACCGCTGCGGGCGTTGATCATCGTGTTGTGCTTCTTGGTGAACTTCTGATGGATGGACTTGCCCTCCATCTGCTCATCGTGCCGCCAGGCCTTGAACTGCTCGTCGGCCAGGGTGCGCGCGACGTGCAGCGGCACGTCGTAGCGGCGCCCGTGGTAGTAGGGCCGGCCGCTCAGCGTGATCCGGTCGGCGTAGGTCGGCAGGTCGACCGTGAAGCTGACGATCGCATCATCAGCCTCGACACCCGTCGTCATGCCTTCTTCGACGCGCAGCCGTTCGAGTTCCTGTTCCTCGACGGCGCGCATCGCCGCGGCGTGGCGCTCGGCGTCAAGCTTCTTGCGGGCGTTAGCGCGCGCCTTCAGGACCTCTTCGTTCGAGAGGATCGGATGCAGGCGGATGTCCGCCCCGGCTTGCACCATGAGGGCGTCGAGGTCTTCTAGCTCGGTATCGGCCACGGGGGCTCCTTAGGTGTGCGTCCAGCCGCCGGTGGCGATGGAGTACTTGGAGACTAGTATGGGCCACCCGTTCGCGTCCACCCCCACGAAATCGCCGGGCAAGACGTTCAGCACGCCCCGGTTAGGGATGAATAGCTGCCCGGCTTGGAAGGCGCCGGGGAGGCGGGCATGCGCGTTGCCGATGTCGTTCTGGATTGCGTTCTGGATCGTCGCCTGGTCGGCGGCCAGCAAGCCGCTGGCATAGCCAGGGGCGTACAGGACCGCCGTCAGCGACGTCTGGGCCGTCGTGCCAAGCGTGCGCGTTGCCACAGGCTACGCTCCGCCCGTCGACCAGGCCTGCAAGCGCGTGAGCGCGGCCAGGACCTGGGCTTGCAGGTCCGAGGCCATCGAGTTCGTGATCACGTTGCCCGAGGTCACTCCGATCGCAGTGTTGAAGTTCGCCGCGGACGGCGAGTCACCGCCCGGCACCTGGACGATGCCGGTTTGCTGAAGCCGAAGCTTCTGCGCCGACGGGACGGTCATTGGGCTGGCGCCGTCAGGGATCCAGTCGATCTCGAGCTGGTAGCGGAGTCCGTAGGCCATGAAGGGCCTCCTATGAGCGTGCGGCTAGGATCAGCCGAAGGTCGCGGTCAGGGCGCTGACGCTTTCGATGCGCGCGGCGAACTGGATGTTGGAGATGAGCGTGCCGTAGAAGGCCTTCCAGCCGACTATGCGCAGTTGGTTGAGCGGGTCTGACTTGTCCGCGTCCTTCAGATAAGTGAATCGGACTTGGTCGAGTTCGACCTGGGCGTAGGCGCCCTTCCCGATCACGAAGGTCGGATACACCGTCAGGCCCGCGGTCGGCGTCGCCGGCGGGACCTGCATCGGCCCGATGGCGGTGAGGACGACCGTCTGGCCGCCGGCCATCTGGGTCGCGATTCCGGCGAGCGGGCCTTGGGTCGGCCCGGCGGCGGAGAGCGCCAGGTTCTGCGGCGTGGCGGTGGTGCCGATGTAGGCGGTGTAGGTGTAGCCCACGGTCGACGGCAGGGTCACGGAGATCGAGCCGTTCGGGCCGGTGACGTTCACGTTGCCGCTGATCGCGTAGATCAGGGACTCGTACTGGTTCTGCGTGTCCTGGCCGGTAATGATCACGTTGTAGGTGGTCGAGGACGCCAGGGCGCCGGCGGTGCCCGCGGTGGCGTTCTGGCCGGTGTTGGCGACGCCCGTCAGGAACGGGATCAGGTTCGACTTGCAGAACCGGATGCCGCCCCACTCGCCGGCCTCGTAATTGTAGAGGCGGTTCAGGTCGGAATAGGTCCAGGCCAGCTTCACATCCGATTGCTGGCGGAAGTCGCCGACGACGAGCGTGTGGATCATCGCCACGTAGTGCGGCATGCCGCGCGGATCGGAGCTCGCCTTGGTCGGCCGGCCGGCGTCGATCTTGGTATCGGTCATCGTGTCGCCCATGAAGTAGGGCGCGCCGAGGGTTTCGAGAGCGGCGGTGGTGCGGATGACGGTCTGGCCATCGAGCACGTCGCCGGCGACCAGGGCGCCGCGCGAGCCGCGGCTGTTCACGTAGTTGACCTGCGGCAGCGCCATGAGCGCCAGGAAGGTGTTGCGCTCGAGCGTTTCAGCGAGCTGCAGGGCGATGAGTTCGATCGCCTTCTGGAACAGCGGGTGCTTGATCGTCATCTCGGCGACGTCGGTGATCGTCACCTTGTCGCCCCACTGAAGCGCCGTGGCCGTGACCTGCTGGATCGTGAGGTTTTCGCCGATCGGCGGCACGCCCTCGGAGAGCGGCGCGTACGGCAGCGGGAGGCGCTGGTAGCGCGTGGCGGTGTAGGTGACGCCGCGGCCCTTCGGGATACCCTCGGACTTGTCGGCGAACTGGAAGGCGACGAGCTGACGCTGCGCGAGGGGCAGCGTCTTGTCGGCGATATAGCCTTCGACGTCGGCTTGGGTGAAAGCGGAAGTGTTGACGGCCATGAGAGCCTCCGGTTGGACGGAGGCTGCTTAGGCTCCCGTCAAATTTCCATGTTCTCCAACCGCTTGTCGCGCGCAGCCTTGGATCCGGCGGCGCGGCGATCCGTGGCTGGAACGTCCCCGCGAGCATTGCCGGGACGAGCGGTTTGTCGTTCGCGATTGACCTGCGCCGTCTTCTTGGTGCGGCTCGTCGCTCTTGTTGCGTTCGCCCGCATCTTCATACCGATGACGTGGGTGAGCATGGTGTCTCGGTCGACGTTCGATCCGCGTGCGCGGAGAGCAGATAGTTCCCGCTCGACGTCGTCTTTGTATTTGGCCGCCACCGGGTCGGTGGCGCACAGGGTTTGAAAGGACAGCTTGTCGAGACGCTCGTTCGTGGCGAACCGCTCGTTGTTCCGGTCCTCTTCGAGGAGAAACAGTCTGCGCTCCATCGGGTCCATCTCATCGAGACGAGCCTGGCGAGCTGCTACAGATTCCGGTGACGGCGCCTTCGGCTGGGCCAGTATCCGCGCTTCGATCTCCGCGACTTTCTTCGCGGCGATCCGTTCGGCGACTTCCTCAACCCTTTGGTTGAAGGGCTTGCGCTGCGGCTTGGCCGCTACGGGAGACTCGTCGTCTTCCTCGAGGTCCTCGACCTCTTCGTCCGGTTCTTCGACCTCGTCCGGTTCGTCTAGCTCGTCTTCTGCGGGATCGACTTCATCGTCGAGATCGTCGCCGAGGTCGGCTTCGTACGAATCGGACATTGGTCACTCCTGATGGGTATCGCCCATCGCTCGGGTAGGCTTAGCGACTAACGGCCGCCGGTCGATAGCCGACAAGATGCATCGGCTTTAAGCGCTTTGTCAAACGGAGCTATTTACGCGGAGCCTGGACAGACCCTGCCCGGGCCATCTGGTCTGGCGCGATCGCGCCTGCCGGCTTCTGCCCGCCCTTCGGCGCGACGTTCTGGGCGCCGGGCCGCGGGCCTCCGCCGCCCCCGCTCTGCTGCATCTGCGCCTGCTGCTGAACCATCTTGGCCTGAAGTTGTTGAACGTGCTTCTGGATATGCGTCTGAGCCTTGGAGTGCGTGTCGGCGCCGGCGTCGAGCACATGAAGGTGCGTCTGGATGTGAACGAGGTCATCGTCGTTCGGACTGATCTCGACATCGAAGCCGTGGATCATCAGCTCGTTCTCGACAAGCGGGTCCGTCGAGATCACCTTCTTTTTCTTGAAGACCCTCGGGCCGAGCCGCGGGCCGAAGGCGTTCTCGAAGGCCATGACCAACGCCGGCGCGGCGTCGAGATCGTAGTCGGGGTACATCTGCGGCGGGATAGCCTTGACGACGTTCAGCAGGCTGATCTGCTGCTGGACTTGCGCAGCAGTGCGCGCCGATTCGACACCGAACCAACGATACTCGTAGCGATTGCCGAGCTGCACGGGCTCGACGACCTCCATGTTCGCCTGCAGGCCCATGTCGCCGTAAACGCGGACGGTCATGTCCTCGTCGCGAAACTGCTGATCGTACTCGGCGATTATCTGCACCATCGGCGTCAGGATCGATTCCTCGAACGTACCGACGACATCGGACGTGGTGAGGATGTCGACCTGCTGCTCGATGGCGAGCTCGGCCTGGTTGCGCTTCTTCTGAGCGCCGCCGGTCGACTGCGGGATCATCGACGGGTTGACGCCGAGCGACTGGAAAATCTGATCCTTGACCGCCAGGGCGCGGTTGAGGGCGTCGGCCCACAAGGCAGGGAAGGTGACGATCTCGGTGCTGGAAGGGCTGACCTCCCAGACGGACGCCAGGCCGAGCACCATCGTGTCGACCCTCGGGTTCTCCTTCGGATCGGTCATGACGATCGGCATGGCGCTGAAGTGCGCGGTGTCGGCGCCTTCGTTCAGGGTGTCGTTGGCGAAGATCCACAACTTCTCGACGGAGCTGACAGGGGCCTTGCCCTTCGAAGCGCCTGTCTTTTTCTTCAGCGGCGCCGACAGCAACGGGCAGCGGTCGTTCCAGAACGGGTTGAGCTTGACGCCGAGAATTTGCTTCTCGCCGCCCAGGTAGATGCGGCACAGGCGCTTCTGCGCATCCTTGCCGGTTCCGACCTTGAGCTTCTTCCAGACCTCGTAGACCACGACGACCTTGCCGCGCTCCTTGATCCCGGCGGCGTCGAGCTGCTCCTTGGCGGTGTCCTTGCCGTCGTTGCCCGACTTCGGGTTGGTCATCCCCTCGATAATCTCTTTGCCCTCGGTCTCCCGGATATCCCCGTCGTCGATCAGCTCCTGAATCTTGGCCTTCGACCAGCGGCGCAGGATCGCGGCCGCGCCGCCGTGCTTGATCGCCGCGGCGGCGTTGCGCGCGGCCTGCGGCAGGATCAACACGTCGGCGTCGGACAGGACCTCAATATCCGGCAGCGAATCGATGACCTCTTCGTCCTCGATGTCGTCGACTTCTTCGGCCGCCGGGTTGGGGGCGCCGCCCGTGGTCGGCTGCTTCTTCACCTTGCCGGTGACGTGGCGGACGTCCTCGTCCCAGGACAGATAGACGTTCCACTGGCCCTCGATGTCGCCGTTGCGGAACAGCTCGGGGACGACCTCTGTCCTGAACTTGCACTTGCGGACGTAGGTCTCGATCAGCGACTGCATCGCCTGCGGCGGGTCTTCGCCCGACGTCGTGACCTCGACGAACCGGCCAGACTGCGGAAACACCTGATTGGTGAAGCGGGTGACGCGGGCCTCGACGGCGTCCTGGACGAACGGCGTCGCGATCTGGGAGGTACCGTTGTAGAACTGCCGATCCGAGAGCTTGCAGTTGTACATTTCCCAGTTGTCGGCGATCTCGTCGGAGCGGTCTCGCTGCTCTTCAAAGCCTTTGGCGACATCCTTGAACAGGTCGAAGAGCTTGTCCTCGTCGACCTTGGACGTGATGTCTTCGGAACGCTTGATCGCCTTAGCCACGGCCACCTTTCAGCAGGTCGCCCCAGTCGGCCTTAGTGCCTCGGATGTTCACGTCGCCCGCCACCATCGATCGGAAAGGCCGGCCCTGCGCCGTCTCCGCATTGAACCTAGCAGAGCCTTGCGCATCTGGCGAACCGTACTCCAGCAGGCCCAGGAAACTCTCCAGGCCTTCGATCAGAACCCGGTAGACGCCGTCCTCGGCGTAGTCGTCCAGCGCCCCGCCCTTCTTCAAGTTTCGGGCGTAGCCGCCGGCGAGGGCGTTGAGGGTCCATGTGGCCTTGTCTGAAACCTGAAGAGCGGCTGCACCGCGAATGTCGCGCTGTAGGAGCGACCGGACGTAAGGTCGACCACGGTCGGGGGCGGCAGACTGGCGAAGGTCGGTCGGAACTCGAGACAGAGCCTGTCGAAGTCCGACGTTGTTATAGTGGTCGAAGTGGAGGGGTCCGCCGGTTGGTCGCACATCGCCTGTCGCTCCGACCTCTAGCTTCGCCCAATCGAGGATGTCTCGACAGGCTGTTGCGACTTCGCCTTCGCGGACTGCATCGCCAAGGATGCGGACCTGGCCGTCGAACGCTTGACAAAGGACTCCTGTAACGCAGCCCCGGGTAGCGTTGAGGCAGAGCCAAACAGGCCGGCCTTGGGCGAACGCGAGGTCCTCGGCAACATGTCTTCCTCCGAACTCGTCGTACATCGGCGCCCCAGGGCGCATCTTCAGAGCATAGGCCAGGGCGTTCGGGGCGTCGATGTCGCCTGTCGGGAAGCCGAGAAGCTGGCCCTTCAGGTCAGGCAACGGCTTAGCGAACTCGACTTCCCGCGCCACGAAGAACGGCTGCAGGCCGCCGATGAAGGAGAGCTTGGAGTTCGGCGCCTTCATCGCCTTCAGCGGGATCGTCACGCCGCGCTTGACCATCTCCTGACGGATCGACTGCAAGGCCCACTGGTTGAGGCCGTCTTCCTCGAAGCCCTCGTAGACCGGGTGGTAGTTCTCCCAGATCCAGAACAGGTCGTCGATGATCGCGTCAGGCATCCAGCGCCGGGCGATCGCATCCCAGATGATCAGCTTCGCCCCGATCCAGGACCAGATCACCCGGCCGGTGGTGGCTGCCTTCGAGGTCGTCGTGCGCGCCGGGTCGGTCATCGAGTAGACGGCTTCCCAGGTTCGGATGCGCGGCTGCACGAAGATCATCTCGGCCTTGAAGAGCTTGCTCTCCGGGGTCTCGGCCTCGCACATGTATTCCTGATTGAACTCGTCGATCTGGCCGCGCGCCCGGTAGCCGTCCTCGAGCTTGACGATGTCTTCGATGCTGCGCCGCGCCGGCCAGGCGCTTTGCTTCTCGCCCTCGTCGTCCAGGTAGTAGAGCGGGAACTTGTGAACGACCCAATCAGGATCGCGCTGCAGCCGGGCGGGGACGCTCTCGGGGTGCATCAGGGTGGCCGCCATCCGCACCCGCTTGATCCGGCTGTCGCCGGCGGGGAGCAGGTCGGACGTGAACCACTTCATGTTCTTGGCGCGGGCCTCAGGCGTGGCGACGTCGGCCTGCTCGCCTTCCATGTCGTCGATGAAGATAAGATCGGGCCGCTGGTCCTCGAACTTGGTGCCGCGCAGAGACTGGCCGCGGCCGCGGGCGACGATCCGGGTTCCGTTGTTGAAGACGAGCTCGGCGTCGGACTCGACGGGCATGCCGGCGTCGCGGAGGAAGAGACGGTGGAGGTCTTCGTTCGTCAGCGCCTCGTGCCGGATCGCGTGAAGCCGCTCCTGGGCCAAGGGGCCGTTGCTCGAAATGATCAGGCAGTTCTTGTACTCGCGGAAGAGAGCCATCAGCAGGATGGCTTCCTCCGCCAGCGTCGACTTCGCCCCTTCCCGGAACACGAGGTCCAGCAGGTAGGGGATCGACGAATGGAAGTCGGTGATCATCTGCGGGTGGAACGGCGCCTCGCCCTGCGGATGCCGGTGAGCGAAGAGCACACGATGGGCCAGAGGCCGATCCGCCAGGTAGGTGCGGACGAGCTGCTGGCGCGGCGACAGGTCGGGCATCAGCCCTTCCGCCAGTGGCCCTGAGCGCTATGCTTCGTGAACCCGAAGCGGAGACACCGACCACCGGGGCCTTCAACGAAGGGGTGCGGCGTAGATGGCGGGAGTTGAGTGGTGTGCGGCGAAGACATCAGACCTGCTCGTAGCTATACCGGCCTTTGATGTGCCGGGCGAAGAACTCGCCCTTGGACCCGGCCGCCTGGAAGGCCCGATGGGTCGTCGGCGGGACGTTGTAGTACTCGTAGGTGTCCCCTGAGTTGAAGTCGACCTGCAGGGTGTCGGTGCTTTTGTCGTAGCGGAACTCGGAGATGTTCGACGAGACGAACCCCGATGTGTGCTCCCAGGGATCGACTGGCGGCTTGGCGTCATCTGCCATGGCGCCGTCTCACTCGGGCGTTGTGGCAAGCGCAGTCGGGATCGGTGTCGTCTTCGCCTTCATCGCCGCATCCCATCCCAGCCTCCAGATGTTGCTCGTGTACGGGTCGGGCTCTCCCAGGTGGTTCTCCTGGAAGTAGGTGCCGCAGGCCTCTTCGGACTCGGCCGATCGTTCGGGCATGACGGGCATCTACTTCGCCTCGCCGCCGTCCCGGATGCGGGCCTCGCAGGTCCACACCAGATCCCAGAAGTGATCGTCGGGCACGTTGGTCTTCTCAGCCATTTCCGTCGCGAGCTCGACAGCTTTGGCCCGGATTTCCTGGTCGGTCACTTGCCTGCTCCGCACAGCTTCGTCCAACCGTCGTCATACGCCTTGACCTGTTTGATCGTGGCGGCCGTGTCGTGCAGCCGGTCGAAGGTGATCGGCGAGAACTCCAGGCACGCCAGGTCGGCGACCGACGCCTTAGTCACGGGAGAAGGGGGAGGGGTCGCGCACGCTCGCAGGGTCAGCAATAGAATGACCCAGAGAAGCGCGCTCAGCAGCACCGACCCCGGCCACGGCCACAGTCGCAGCGTTCGCCTGGGCAGTCTGGGCGTTGGCGTCGACCACGGCCTGCTGGGACTGCCCGAGCTTCTGTTCATCGATCCTGGCCTGCTGCGCCTCGGCCCAGTTGGCGAGCGCGCCAAACAGAGGACCGAGGACAACACTGACGATCCACGACCACACGTCAGAGCGGCGCGGTGGTCGTTCCGACAGCCGCCTGCAGATCGGCGATCAGCTTTGTGACCGTGCCCTGCAGAGTCGTCAGCGAGGTCGCCGCGGCGGTATCCGTGCCCCCGCCGGACGCTTCGGCCGCGGCGATGGCGGCCGTGATGGCGCCGGGCGCCTGTTCGTCGAGGGTGACGAGCGAAGCGTTGACCGCGTCGATCCCGTCCGAAAGAACTGACATGAGCTGTCTCCGTTGATGCTCGTGTGGTGAAGCCTCTAGGGCCACCAGCCATTGTTGCACTTTGCCGGTCTCGATGCGAGCCCGCTTGATCCGCTCGAGGATGTCCTCGACTGTCGCCACGATCAGGCCTTGGCCGCCGCTTCCTTCGCCAGGCCGATAAGCGCCTGCAGGACGTTCGAGCCCAGCGACTGCGCATCCTTCACCAGCGTCGATCCGAGCGTCTCGAGGTTCTCGATGAACGCCTGCTCAATGTCGTCCAGCCCGCCGTTCTGCACGTCGGCGCCGGCGGTCCCGAGGAACGTCGTCACGGCCGCCAGCACCCCGGAGACCAGGGTGGGCTCGAACGCCACGAAGATCGGCTTGGCGACGCCCCAGATGGCGCTGAGCGCCGTGTCCGTCTCGCCCTCGACCCAGGTGACGGCCTCGCCGACATCGGCTTCAACCGTCTTGATGAACGTCTGCAGGCTCATGACGCGGCTTTCGTTACGGCCACGGCCGACACCACCTGTGCGGCCGCATCCTTCTGGTGGAGCTTCTTCTCAAGGATCGACCAGCCGAGCGACAGGGCGCTCAAGGCGATCGCGATGCCGACCTGGACGAACTGCGAGGTCTGGTCCTGGGGCAGCAGACTATGCGCGGCCAGGACGCCGGCGGCGGCCGTCAGACCCTGACGGGCCAGGGACGTCGCCGTGGTGACGATGAAAGAGGGCGGCTGGTAGACGGGGTCGGGGCTGACGTTGGTCAAGCGACGGCTTCGGCCGGCTCGCGCGCTGCCATCGGCTGCGGCGCGAACAGGTTGGGCTTCGGGTTCACGGGCGCGGGATCTTCGATTGCCATCCGAACACCCTCGGGCTCATCGGCCAGGGATGCATCCGCCGCGGCGTTGCGCTCGGCCAGGACTTCGTCGGTGGTCATGCCGCGACGATCGGCTTCCCGCTGTACGCCCACCATGTCGAGGCTCTCGCCGGTGGCCGGGACGTCTTCTACGTCAGGCCCGAGAGCGGCCGCCAGGCCATGCCGGATAGCGGTGATCGCTCCAGCCAGTTGGTGCTCTGTAACCGCACCAATCCCGGAGAGGCGCGACAGGAACGGCTGCATCGCCGCATCGAAGCGGCCGACAGCCCTCACGTGCGGGGGGATATCGGCGGCAGGTTCCACCACAGCCTGGTCAGCTTGGGAGAGGACGTCGTCGGCCATGGTGGTTCCCGGCAGCTCAGTGGCAGTGGACTAAGCCGTCGGATTGAAGACGCTGGGGGCCGTCAGGTCAAGAGGGTTTTATCGGGAACGGCTAAGCGTTTGTAATCTGTGTATAATTTTTCGGTTAGAGGTCAATTTCGCGCCGACCCTCCCTCGCTGCCCCGGCTCCCCCGAGTTACGTGAAAGCCTATAGATGTCATAGGGTTAGGGCTCGAGCGGGGCGCTGAGCTCTGTAGGCGTGTCCGATATGTTGGACAGAGCGCCAGTTGGGTGGACAATGTGATCAGGGATTACATGACATCCGGCGCAACGCCTGCACGCCGGAAACTCTTACCGCCTAAGATACCGACACTCGATACGTAAGAGCCTGCTAGCCGTCAAACCGCTACGGCCATAGCCTCACCCGCGCGCTCTTATCTCTCTTAAACTATATCTCCGCCCTTCTGCGCCCTGACTCACCGCGTCCCCGCTGCCGCGCTCCCTCCTACAAGGGAGGGCGCGGCGACGGGGACAGGGTGAGTCGAGGCGCAGAGAGGCGGTACTGAAGTCTATTACATTCTACCGCTCAGCTTGACACAACACACACAATGGCCGTAATCCGCACGTTGAATTGCTGATAGCAAAGAGGTTGAAGATTATGTTCATGAACGTGTCGGCCTTCAAGGCGCTGACCTGGCGCAAGCAGAACGCGGCGCTAGAGCCGTATGTCCAAGCGATCCGGCGAACGATGAAAGAGCCGTGGCCGACAAGGCGGCTCATGCTGCAGCTAGCGAACGATCTAGGCTGGCTGGACGAGGACTACGAATATCTGCCGCGGGCAGTCGCGGCAATCGGCGCCGTGCTGCGGCGCTACACGCTGCATCCGCCGTATCCGGGCATGGTGATACAGAACGGGGAGACGTTCGAGGCGTACGGCCGGGAGATGGTCCGCTATATGTGGCAACCAGAACAACGGGACGATAAGGCGATCATCGACGACGTTTTTAGTTGACACGTTAGCAGCTTGTGCTAATGAGGGTTATCGGGCGATTGCGCCCTGGGAGAAACGATATGGCTAAGCCTAACCGTTGGGCGGTGATCGAGTACGCGGGATATGAGGGTGAATGTGTTGTCGCCTCGGACTTCTCGCACTGGCAGTTCGCTCAAGAGTACGTCAACAACCATTATGACCGCGACGAGCAGGAAGACATGCGCGTCGACATCGCGTTTTGGGACGCGGAGCAAGAATGCTGGAGCTACGACCACTAATGGCGTCGCCCCTCAACATCGCCCCCGGCTACGTCGCCCGGACGCCAGACGCCTTCACCGCGGCCTGTCCGCTGTACCGGCGAGCCCTCGAGCGCGGCGGGCCTACCCCCGGCCTTCAAGTCGGGCGCCGCCGCTCCCAGCCGATCCTGAGGCTCTGCAGCGTGATCGCTGCAGCGGCTTGGGCCTTGTCGACTTGGTTCATGCTGACGCACTGACGCCAGCAACATCGCGCTGAACGCGCCCAAGCCCGGAGGCGGAGACGCTGGCCGGGCTGAAGGCGTGCAACATGGGAGAACGACTATGCCATATTTCATCGCGCCGGATATGACACTATCGCTCGAAGAGCTCGAAGCGATGAAGCCTTGCGGCATGGAGACGCGGCGCGCCTGGTTCGCTGGCGGAAAGCGGCTGAACGTCGAAGACGCGCTGAACGCCGGCGCGACAACCAGCGACATTCTGTGGGTCGCCCAGAAACTCGGTCGAAAGGACTTGTGCGTCCGATTCGCTCTGGCCTGCGCTCGGCGCGTTGCGCATCTGAACACCGACCCGAAGGTTCAGGCTGCGTTGGACGCGGCGCAAGCTTGGCTTGGCTATCCGAGCGAAGGAACCCGCAAAGCCGCCGCCTACGCCGCCAAAGCCGCC